ACCAGTTGTATAGTTAAAATCGGCACTTACATCTAATTGATAGGTTATTGAAATTGTATCAATATTCCAGGCGGTACTTAAAGTATATTGTTTAATTTGATTTGCACCAGTAAAACTAGCAGTATATAAGTAATTACCTGCGTCATTTAAGTAAAAACCTTCGAGGTCATTACCAATTGCAATTGCAGATTCTTTGTTATATAATCCAGCAATAACTCGTGGTGACTGGGAAAATGTTACTATTGGTGCAGTGAGTCCGTAACCTATTCCCCCTACTAAATTTTTAATAGTTGTAACTCTGTCAATATTAATTCCATCACCCAATTCACATTCAGCAGTTGCTTGTACTGATGGAGTAGGATCCGAAAATGTTACTTGCGGAGCATTATTATATCCCTGACCTCCCACTAAATTTACAATTGCAGATACTCTAAAGTCGGTAACTAAACAATTCGCTGAAGCATCACTGGTAACTGGTGGATTTGAAATTGTAATTGTTGGAATTTTGGTATAACCTAATCCAGGATTTGTAATCTCAATTGTTTGTATAGTATTGCCAGCACCAACCACAGGAGTTAATACAGCTTGAGTACCTGGTATGTAAATTGGTGGAAAAGTTATTCCGGGTGGAGTTTCTTCTACGTCTTTATATTCTGGTGTATTATAAAAAATTTCATCAAGTATTACCCCACTAGGAAAAACTTCTCTACCGAAAGAATCTTTAGTTGAAATAGATTCATAGTGGTGAATGTTTAAAAAAGCACTTTCGGAACCATATTTTTCCAACATGTACTTATTGAAACTATCGACGTTTAGGGGCCACTCGTCTTGAATATTGATAATATTATTAGAAATTAATATAACCCAATCTAATCCAGAATCTCCATAGATTCTTTCTGCAATCTGGTCAGGTCGTTCATTTTCAGTAATGATATAATACTCAAAAGCCGAGGCTATTGAGATAATATCTTCTCTAAGTTTTGCTCTCTTGAAGATATTCTTAACAATCAGGGTTTCATCATTAGATACCTGATTTTTCGTTCTATTAAGAACTTGAATATTTGGTAATTCTTTAAAGTACGACATTTTAGTATCCTATTGAGTTCGAACTTACTGAGGATAAATCACCTCTATTGTCAAAAATATTATTTTCTTGATAATCAGTATCATAAATTGGTTCAAGTTCATTAAAGGTCATTTGCATGATAGTCGAAACTGGTTGACCTTTTTCATATGCAGCCCACAAACCATCTGGAGTATAATTGCAACTAAAACTTATCAATGCACAAGTTTTAAACTTATTTACACCTGGAATTTCATTTTTTCCTCCTGTTCTAAATTGCAGTTTAAAAACATTTGGAGTTCCCAAGAAAAATGATGCTTGTCCAGATTTACCTTTCATTTTTTTAACAGCCATTCCCTGTTTGAAAAATCTTATAATTTTTCTAACCATTGCAGCTTCTTCTGCACTTCTTGGGGATAATCTATAATTAAAACTAAAACTTCTAAGTGTTGGAGAATTGAATAATAATTCCAAATTAGAATTAGGCACAATACCTGCACCTCTTGCAAGAATTGATTCCGATTCAACACCCATGCCTTGCATTTTTAATAACTTTGAAGCTCCTTCGGATCCGACTAACATTGCCAATTCTTCACTCACTTTTCCTTCTTTATATAACTTCATTAAGTTATTTGCTATTAAAGCCTTAGCAGCCAGTCCCTCAACTCCAGTAAGTCCACCGAAGGCAGATGCAGCAAGTGCTATTCCCGCTTCTCCTTTAAGATTACCAAGTGTACTTGCAGTTGCTGCAGCTGCTAGGTTTCCCATCGAATCTTCACCCCAACTAACGTTATTGCTGTCTGCAATAGTGTTAGGCATTGGCAGAAATACTGTACCAATTATTTCTGATAAATTTGATACAGTTTGAAGACCCCCAGATAATGCCTGACTAGCGGCTGCAGTTCCCCCAAAGATTGCATCTGCTTTAGATGGTTTATATCTATATTGAGAAATTGCAAAATGGTCCTGTTGACTTGTCATCAAATCCGCAGGATATTTCATTTCACCACTGAATAATTTCTTTTCGTTTCCAACTCCAAAATTATCCCCATTGACTGCAAAGTTTTTATAACTTTCTTTGGGGTTTTGTAGAAATGAAAATAAAGATCCGACTCCACCACCCCCACCGACTGCAGCTGTTGCACTACTTGCAGGTGTTGTTCCTGGAATCGCAGTGGACCCTGGAGTACCGCCAGTAGTTGTTGTAGTTTTAACAACAGTTCCTGCAGACGTAGTAGTTACTGACAGATTTGATCCACCCAATCCACCGACTGCTCCAGATACTGGACTTTGGGGAGTAATTGATGATTGTCCAGGAGCTCCAGTAGTAAAATTCTCAGATGCCCATTGTGCTAATTTTGAATTGGAATTGACTCCCCCAACACTTTTATATGCCGATTGAATTGATATAATTGTTTGAATATGTAATTGATTCTTTTCATTATCCGTAAATCCCAATAATGTTGAGGATGCGTTCCATTTACCGTCTTGGTAAATTGGCTTTGTTCCTGCAGGAGCATTTTGTTGTATAATTTGAACGTCACCAGTCCCTAGATCATATTGGAGATTATATGAAATTCCATTTTTGGTAACTAATGGTGATTTAACGTTTGTATACGCCACTTAAGATTTGCTCCAGGCTTTGTGATTGGGAAAGGGTTGACCTCTTATATCAACAAATTTTTCAGTGGGTAATATTGCAACGGAGGGCCAATCTTTTTCTGGAACTCTCAAAAATCCCCCAGCAACTCCAGAAAAAAAGTAACGATGAATAGTATTACGAGGTATGCCTACTGTATCTGCATTATTTATTAGACCTTTTGCAATTCCTTCACGATATTGTCTCCCAACATAATGCAGGTTAATTCCGATAAAATAGTCTTGATTATAATTAATTTCTGTAATATACGTTAATGGTTGTCTGTCAAAAAACGACAACTTAGGAGTATTTGATCCATAAATGAAAAAATACATTCGTCCAACTTCAATTCCACCAGTATCCGAAAGATTTATATCACTTTGATCCAATTCCCCAAGATATTGTCTAAGTTGCCCAGAAAACCAATCCCCACTTTTATTTTTTCCTTTTACTTGTTTAAGTAAGTCATATCCAAAACCTTTACCATTGACATAAGGTTCGTCTTTCCAAGTCATATACCTAAATCCTCCTCAGTCATGATTCGGAATTCATAATTACGATCTGCACAATATTCTCTTGCAGCCTTCCATTTTGCTTGATTTTTTACCCAAGTTTGAACTTTATATGCCCAGGCCTTTGTTCTTCTTTTTGGATTTTGTTCAGGCATTTCCACTTCTTTTTTTGGTTTGATTTCAATTACAACTGTTCGTGTATTTCCACTTTTGTCCTTATACTTTACAAAGAAATCCGGAAAGTAACGATGAACTTTATTGTCAAGTGGAGAAAGATACGGAATCCAAAACTCTTCAGACTGCCATTGATTCACATTTTCATTTAAGTCACAATAACGCATAAACTTTCTTTCCCATAAAGAACGGTAAACGATATTTGTGGGATCTCCTTTATACTTTTTGGGGTTTTCTGGTCTGTATTTTCCCTTATAACTCATATACATACTATAGATCCTTAAGTAATATTTATAGATGGCTGAGCCATTCAGATCCGATTTTCCAAGTAATCCATATAGAGTAGACCCCATCTATGCAAGGATGACCTTGCCCAGAAATACAAATGATGGTCGTACTGCTTTACCCGGAGTTAGTGAGTTATTTGGTGAATTATCTGTTACAAGTCAATTCAAAGTTACTTTATTTTTAGGTGATACATATCCAATTACAAACTCAGATTCTGATATCAATGCTTGGTTAGTTACTTGCGGGGTCCTGGGTTCAAATTTATTTAATGGTGGATCTTCATATTTGAATTCTCTACGTTATGAATTTATGTGTAATGAAACTTCTCTTCCAGGAGCTTCGTTTAGTATGATTGAAGAGACTGGAAGTAGACAAGGAATTGTCGAGAGATTTCCAAATAGAAGAGACTTTCCAGAAGTTACAATGACTTTCTATGTTGATGCGGAATATGGAATTATTCGTCTATTTGAAGAGTGGATGAATTTCATAAATCCCCTTTATAGTACAAGAGGTAGATTGGTTTCAGGTAATCCTAGAGGTGGAGTTGGTCAATTTTCAGACGATCAATTTTTCAGATTCAGATATCCAAACACATATAAAAGAGATTTAGCGATAACAAAGTTTGAAAGAGATATTTACGTAGATCCAAACACTAGAGATGTAGAAAAAACACCTTCAATGATGACTTATAAATTTATTAATGCATTCCCAACAAATTTAACTGCTCTTCCTGTCACTTATGAAGGTAGTACAATCACAAAAACTACAGTGAGTTTTAATTATGATCGATATGTAATATTGAATCACTTCGGTACAGGTCAAAATCAATATTCAAACCAATTTGTAACAGAAAATGGAGAGAATATAAGTCTTACACAACCATCCTTCTCTTGGGGTGAGGCTCCAGAATACTTTACAAATCCAACATTTGGAGTTAACTCTGCAATTGATGTTTCTCCTTCCTTTAAACCACTCTAAATAAATTTAATTGATTACATAATTATATGCCATTACCTAAGATTGCTACACCAACTTATGAGCTTAAATTACCTTCTACAGGAAAACCGGTAAAATATAGACCATTTCTAGTAAAAGAAGAAAAAGTTCTAATTTTGGCTCTAGAAAGTCAAGATATTAAACAAATTACCCTGGCAATTAAATCAGTTTTGAAAGACTGCATTTTAACAAAAGGAATTAAAGTAGAAGAGTTACCATCTTTCGATATCGAATATATTTTCTTGAATGTTCGAGGAAAATCGGTAGGAGAATCTATAGATTTAATTGTAACTTGTTCAGATGATGGGACAACAGAAGTTCCTGTTAAAATTTTTGTAGATGAAGTTCAAGTCCAAAAAGACGAAGAACATTCTACAGAAATAAAAATTGATGATAATATCATGATTAAAATGAAGTACCCTTCACTGGATCAATTTATTAAAAACAATTTTGATTTTACAACTCAGGAATCTGTATCAACTATTGAAAGATCTTTTGATATTATATCCTCATGCATTGAATCTATTTTTACAGAAGAAGAAGCTTGGGCTGCTTCAGATGTGACTAAGAAAGAGTTGATTGAATTCATTGAAAGTATGAACGCAGATCAATTCAAGAAGATTGAAAAGTTTTTTGAGACAATGCCTAAACTGTCTCATACTTTCACCGTTATTAATCCAAATACAAAAGTA